GTTAAAAGAGTTAGGTGTTGATGATATTGATAGAATGTCTGTTGATGATTTTGACCCAACGAGATATGGATTTAGTAAAGGAGGCATAGCGAACAAAGATATGGTTCGTTTCTTATTTAATGACAACGTACGTAATTAATCCCATAACCAACGAGCTAGAGAGTGCACAACCCAAACAAACGGTTGGTGATAAATTTAAATTACAAACTTTTGTGAGAGATAGGTTTGCGTTAGGTGGTGGCGTAATACAAGGAGAGAAAGTTGGAGATAGAGAGAACTTTGCTGACATATCTTTAGGAGGTAAAAAAACTTCTGCCTTACAAGAAAAGTTAACTAGTGCAGCTAGAAACAATTTAGATTCTTTTGTTAAAACATGGATATTAGATAACACGGGAGATTATAAAGCTACAGAAATAGATAAATGGAAGAATGATTTAGAGATAGCAGTTACAGAAGAGATAGCAAAAAATTTTAAAAAATATGACACAGGTAATTTTAAATTTAACAAATTAATTACAACAGAGGGAGGTACATTTCCTAACGTGCAATCCACTAGAGTAAGAGGTGGTTTTGAAGTTTATGATATGTCATATGCTACTCAAAAAACAGATAGATTAGCTCCGTTGTTTAATAAAATTTTTTATAAAGGTCAGTTGTTAAATAACAAGACTCTTAAAAAAGATGTAGAAAATTTTATGGATTTTATTATAAAAAATAAAAACTATGTTAAAGGTCAGACACAAAAAGAAACTGCAAAATCAAATATTGAAACTAGAAAACAATTATCAAAACCTGAAGTTGTTGCAGTACTAGACGGTTTAAACAGCACACAGAAAAAAGAAGTTTTAGGTGAACTATTTAAAAATAAATATACAGCTTTTAATAAAAAATTATTTCAAGATGGGTTAAGATATAAAGAAACTTTAAAAGACTTGGAGAAAAAAGTAGGTGTAAAACAAGGCAGCACTTTTCAAGCCATGACAAAAGAAAGACTAGCTGTGCAAAAAATTATAGGTCTAGAAGGTGGACTAGCACCTAGTGTGGAGCATATCTATGGTTTAGCTGTAGTAAAAGATAGCAAAGATAAAAATTTAATTAAATCTGCCTTGAATGCTATAACTTTAAAACCAAGACAATTAAACGTAGAGAAAGGTTTTGGAGCTACAAGTTTTGATCAACAAAGAATAAAATTAGTGCAAGAGTTTGAAAAGGCAGACCTTAATCGAAAGAATGTAATAAGAACTAAATTAAATGAGTTATCCGTTGCAAACGATGCAGGTTTAAAATTTACTATTGGCAAAGACGGATCATTAAATACACAAGTCACAAGATCCTCACAAAGCGTATATAAAAGAATTAAAAACTATTTAACGGATATAACTAAAAACAAAAAATTATTTGATGAAGCTATGAAAAAAGGTAGTAATCAAACTAAACAAATTCTTAAAGATGTAAAAAAGGGGAGCTACGATACTTTAAAAAAATTAAAACCACAGATTGATAAAATAAATACTACGTTAATGAACGCTTTAGGTCAGGGCACAACTGGAAGAAAAATAGCACAAGCTGTTCCTGGTAAGGTGGTTGATGCTGCAGTTTTAGCACCCGCTGATTTATTCATGTCTTTAACAGCAGGGTATTCTATTCCTGAATCAGTAGGAATAGCTGCAACTAATTTTTTAAGAGGTCCAGCCGCTAAAGTAATTCCTGCTACTCTTGATGCTTACGATAGACAAAAACAATTTAAGCCCGTATTTGATTTAAGTGGCGGTGAGGAAACTAAAACAGGAAAAAAGATTAGAACAACAATAGAAGATCTTATTGGTAAAGTTAAAGGTAAATTTGGAGATGATGCTATTGGCACAGCAGGTGAAGCTCCAGAACCAGAGTCAGCAGAACGAAGAAGAATGTTTGAAGAAGCAAACGAAAGACTTGGAAACATAGATGAAATGGAAATATCTGACATCGACAACCCTTTTATGGCTGCTATGGGTGGCCGTGTCGGTTTTCAAGATGGTACTCCACCAGTAATCCCGGGCAATGAACTTGATTACAGTGAACTACAAGTTATGATGGACAATCCTAATGAGTACAATACATTTCCTAAAGGCACATTTGCAGAAGAGCTAGACAAAGCCGTTTACGGAACAAATGAAGAAAGAAATCTTTTACAAAAATTTAATTCAATGTTTTTAGATCCAAGAGCATATCCATATTATTCTCAAAAACTAGCATCGGGCGCAGCTAATATACCAGAACTTGCTTTTAGATTTCCAGCAAGTCTTGCGTACCTTTACGGACAAGGCAATCTCGCTCTAGCATCAGGTGATTTAGATAGAATAAGCGGAAAAACTTTAGTGGAAGCTCTAGAAATATTAGATCCAAAATATACTAGAGAAATAAAAAATACTAAATTTGGAGATGTAATAGGTATATCCGATAAGTCCATGGATGAAAAAGATAAAACAGAGGGACAAAAATTTGTTGGAGATATATTTGAACTAGGTGCAGAAGCAGTAGGACCAGCAACACCAATTTTCTTATTTAAAATGTTTCCTAAATTATCAAAACAAATTAAAGATTTAGTTGTTACGGCATCTGCTGCAGAAAAAGTAAATAAAGAACTAGAAAAAAATCTAGCGGTAGATCAATCAAAAAGAGATTTAATTTTAACTATAGGCGCAGGTGGAGCTGTCGCTGCACTTAAATTTTTAGGATTAGATAAACTTATTAAAGCACCTAAAGCTACAAAAGCTGTGACATCTGCTGTGAAGTCAGGCGGTACACCACAATACTTTTTTGATTTTGTAGATTTAATAAAAAGAAAAGGAAAAGATGTTTCGGATACACAAGCAGTGGTTGAGAGACAAAGAGTAATTGAATATAAAGACTACACACTTACAGACACAGACGGCTACGTAACAATTAGAAAAACAGATGAGGATATGGGCACTGATCAAATGATGGAGTACAAACCACCAGAGGGCGTTGTCGATGAAGCAACTGGTAAAGCTAAAGAGGTTCCAGCACAGTATGATGAAGTGAGTTCTAAACCAGATCCAAATGATCCAGGTAATTTTGATGCTGATTCAGGTTTTGAATCTATCGATGATGTTTTAGAAGAACTAGCTAAAGATGGTAAAAAATATTCAAAAGAAGAATTGGAGGAAATGGGTATAATTCTAGGTGGGATTGTAAAACCTGAAATGTCAGAAGGCGGTATTATAGCAGGTGTTAAATCAGGACCAGCACCAAAATCAGGGCCTACACCTCACGGGTTGCCTTATGTGGCAAAAAATGTTAGACCTATCAAGGAGCGTAAATAATGGCAGATATTGATAAAACTCTTTCAGAGTTGGGGACCTCTGTAAAAATAGAAGGACCCGATCAAGAAGTAGAGATTCAAAAACAAGAAGAGATAACAAAACAACCTGTTGAAGTTACACCTACTGAAGATGGTGGAGTAGAATTAAATTTTGATCCTGGTAAAGTAAACATTGAAGGTAATCCAAACCACTTTGATAATTTAGCAGCATTATTACCAGATGAAATTTTAGATCCTATCGGATCAGAAATGTTTCAAAATTATACAGATTATAAAATGTCCAGAAAAGATTGGGAGAGATCTTATACAGAAGGGCTTGACTTACTTGGATTCAAATACGAAAACAGAACAGAACCGTTTCAAGGTGCATCGGGTGCCACGCATCCTGTTCTTGCAGAAGCGGTAACACAGTTTCAAGCAGGAGCTTACAAAGAATTATTACCAGCAGAAGGACCGATCAGAACACAAATCGTGGGTATGAGTGATCCACAAAAAGAAGCACAAGCTCAAAGAGTAAAAGAATACATGAACTATGAGCTTATGGAAAAAATGGGTGAGTATGAACCAGAGTTTGATCAAATGTTATTTCATTTACCACTCGCAGGATCTACATTCAAAAAAGTTTACTACGATGATTTATTAGGTAGAGCAGTTTCTAAATTTGTACCAGCAGATGATTTAGTTGTGCCATACACAGCTACATCACTCGACGATGCAGAATCTATTATTCACGTTTTAAAAATGTCAGAAAATGATTTACGTAAACAACAAGTTGGTGGTTTTTATAATGATATAGATTTAGGTTCACCAGCAATTGTTAAAAATGAAGTTGATCAAAAAGAAAGAGAGTTAGAGGGAACAAAATCAACAGGTAAAGCAGAAAATATTTATACTCTTTTAGAATGTCACGTTAATTTAGATTTAGAAGGTTTTGAAGATAAGGATGCGAACGGAGACGATACAGCAATCAAGCTCCCATATATTGTTACTGTAGAAGAAGGTTCGCGAAAAGTTCTTTCTATTAGAAGGAACTATAATCCTGACGATCCAAGAAAAAATAGAATACCCTATTTTGTCCATTTCAAATTTCTGCCAGGACTAGGATTCTACGGATTTGGATTGATCCATATGATTGGCGGATTGAGTAGAACGGCAACGGTCGCTCTCCGTCAATTGTTGGACGCTGGTACATTATCCAATTTGCCAGCAGGGTTTAAACAAAGAGGTGTGAGAGTTAGAGATGAAGCTGCACCTATTCAACCAGGTGAATTTAAAGATGTAGATGCACCAGGTGGAAACATAAGAGATTCTTTTATGATGCTTCCATACAAAGAGCCATCAGCAACATTGTTGCAATTGATGGGTATTGTAGTTCAAGCAGGTCAAAGATTTGCTGCTATTGCAGATATGCAAGTTGGTGACGGTAATCAAGGTGCTGCTGTTGGTACAACAGTTGCTCTTCTTGAAAGAGGATCACGAGTTATGTCTGCGATACACAAAAGACTTTACACATCTATGAGATCAGAATTTAGATTACTTGCAAAAATATTTAAAATGTATTTACCACCAGTTTATCCTTTCGATGTTGTTGGTGGCAGAAGAGAAGTTAAGCAAATGGATTTTGATGACAGAGTAGACATTCTACCAGTTGCAGATCCAAACATATTTTCAATGTCACAAAGAATTACGATTGCACAAACAGAATTACAACTAGCCACATCCAATCCACAAATTCACAACCTATATAATGCATACAGAAAAATGTACGAAGCTCTCGGTGTAAAAGATATTGATAAAATTTTACCACCACCAGCTCCAATTGCACCAAAAGATCCTGCTTTAGAACACATAGATGCATTAGGTGGCAAACCTTTCCAAGCTTTTAGAGGTCAAGACCACAGAGCACACATTACAGCTCACTTAAATTTTATGGCAACCAACATGGTTAGGAATTCACCATCAGTTATGGCTGCATTAGAAAAGAATTGTTTAGAACATATTAGTTTAATGGCTCAAGAACAGATAGAATTAGAGTTTGCAGAGAAAATTAAGATGCTACAACAGATGTCACAACAAGCACAACAAGATCCAATGATGCAAAAACAACTACAACAGCTATCTTTAGAGATGGAATCTAGAAAAGCTGTCTTAATTTCAGAAATGATGGGTGATTTTATGGAAGAAGAGAAGAAAATTACGTCACAATTTGACTCTGACCCACTTTTAAAACTGAAAGCAAGAGAAGTTGATCTTAAAGCTATGGAAAATGAACGTAAAAAACGTTACGACGAGTCCAGAGCTGACCTAGACAGAGCAAAATTGGTTCAAGCGAAAGAAATTGCAGAAGATAAGATGGACCAAAACGAAGATTTGGCTAAATTAAGAGCTGGAGTAAGCCTTGCAAAGGCTGGAAATCCAGGTATAACTGCAATTGAGATCGACGATAAGTAATAAGGAGCAAAAACACGATGATGAACTATAAAAAACAAAAAATGATCAAAGTTCCGGCTGAAAAAGTTGAAATAGATCCAAGATCTAAAACAACTGCCGACAAAGCGTTCAATTACATCGCAAAACCAGAAGTGGTTGGTGTAAAAGGTACGAAAAGAATGAGATCAGACAAAAGAAAAACAGCTATCGTAGTATAATTATGGCTTGGTTCAGTTTAGCAAAGATAGCTCTACAAGCTGGGAGCAAAATTTACAGCAATAGACAGAAAACTAAAATGGCTATGTCTGATGCACAGCTTATGCACGCAGAAAAGATGGCTCGAGGTGAAGAGCAATACCAGGGCAAACTTTTAGAAGCAAGGCAATCGGACTGGAAAGACGAATTTGTGCTCGTTATAATTTCGGCGCCGATCATAGTGCTTATGTGGGCCGTGATAAGCGACGATCCGGCAGCCATGGAAAAAGTAAAATTATTTTTTGAGTATTTTTCTACCCTTCCAAGTTGGTTTACGAACTTATGGATACTTGTAGTTGCGAGTATTTTTGGTATAAAGGGTACACAAATATTTAGAAACGGAGGAAAAAAATAATGCCAAATAAAAGACACAATAAACAAGTCCCTGGATATATGAAGGGTGGACGTGTTAAAAAAATGGGCGGCGGTATGATGAAGAGAACTATGCTTAAAGATGGTTCTTTAAAACCTGTAGATAAGAAAAAAAATCCAG